TGTATTAATGCACCATCTATGTCACCAATAAAGCTAGGTGATGTAACACTAGTGGTGAAATTTGCAGTTGTACCCGTTACCGCAGCATCAAATGTTGTGCTACCAAATGTATTCCCATCAGCAGTACTCAGTATAGCTAGTGTAGCCGTATTACCCGAAGTTAAGACTTCTTCTAAAGTTTGATTGTCTGATGACTCAGTAAAATACAAAGTACCACTACCATCCGTAGATAACACTTGTCCCGAAGTTCCATCAGCACTAGGAAATGTGTAAGCATCATAGAATCTAATTGCAGCATTTGAAAGATATAGTTGTGTATTATTTCCTCCACCATCAGTAATCCTAACAAAATTTGATGTTAAGATTCCGCTATTAGTAGTTTTCAATAACCCTAAATAACTATCCTTTATTTTATTTCCCGTTAATGCTGCCATGTGTTATCTTTTCTTTTTTAATGCTTTTCTCAATCCGTTCCGTAAAGTTAACGTATTACTGAATACCGCTGGGAAGAAAAATGGATTTGCCCTCGTTCCGTTTTTCAACATATTAGCAATTAATCCACCTATTTCAGATTCTTGCTTGCCTCTGTCCTTTAAATACTTAGTTAGCCTTTTTGTAACATTACCCGACTCTCCTTTTGTTCCTTTAAATTTACTAGGATATGATCCTAATTCTGAAGGAGCTGACCATTTTCCTTTTGTCCCAAACTCAACAAAAGGTGCATATGAGGCATTTACAAATAAGTTTATATACCCACCTTTATTCATATTTAGTTTGTTGACTACCTTAAAACTACCCGTTAATTCTTTTTGATAATTTGAACCATTAGATACTAAATTAGCTTTTGCACTTGCCTCAACTTTAACAATGTATTTAGCCAAAGATTCATTTACATTCTTTCTTTTAGCTAATAATTGTCTGTTAACACTTAGCATTACTCTTTTAGTATCATGTGTAACTTTAAAACTCATTCAATTACACGACAAGTAACATCAACCATTCTTTGATAACTTTCTTGTGCTGAAATTGATGTAATGCTATATTCTTTATCCCTCCATAAAATAAAATTAGATTTTGATATAGGAGGGTCTAATTGAGGGTTTCTTATTCTAAATACCCAATCACCCTCTAGAATATTTTGAGTCCCCGTAAGGTCTTGTAAATCGTTTCTACGCTGATAAATATCTGCCCATACCGTAGTAACAACATCACTAGTATCTAATGATTTTTGTCCCGTTGTACTTGTTATGTATGACCTTAATTTAAGATCAACTCTTTCCCTCATACTCATATAACAATGGGTTTGTACGGAGACATTAATTGAATTGTCTCTGTTGGCGGAATTGTTGGTGTATCCTTATCAAAGAAATTTCTATTATTGTCGTACATCACCTTGATATAAGCAAGCGTAGCAAACTTAATTTCACTAGGTACAACCCTTCCGTCTGATGTATAATAAACATTTACTTTATCATACCCTTGATTAAAGGTTAATACCGTACTCCTTGCCCTACTACCAATTAAACCAAAAGTAGAATAATTAGCTGGATCAGTAAAAGTACCACTAGCATCGTTTACCCAATAATTTACAGAAGTTATACTCGTAACGGGAGAAAATAATAAATCAATGTATTTTTCCGTTGAATCAAATTGAATAACAATATCTCTCTTTTTTAAAGTTTGCTTGAATTGCCTTTCAATATAAGCTGCTGCTGCATGGTACATATCAGTTAATAACAAGTCATCTGTACTTGCATCAACCTTTAAGTAACTTTTTATTTCTATTAAAGTCAAGTAAGCATAGCCACTCGCTTCTCCGCTCGCATCAGCAATCGTATAATCAATCATTCTCTAACTCATCTATAAGTCTAGACTCTTTCCACCGCTTATCAGCTTCTTTGTCAAATTTATCTAAATAACGCTTTCTTAAAGAATCAATCTCAGAAACCTCTTCTTTAGTCTCTTTTTCAATCTTTAATTCTTTGGTCTGAATTACTTTTTTCTCTTCCTTAAAGAAATTCAATGTTTCCATTTCAGCTTGTCCCGTTCTAAGTAAATGTTGTTGGTCTGATCTTGAGGAAACTTCAATCAAGTCACCTATCTTATAATTTCTGCCTTCATGTAAAAAAGCAGTCTTCACTTTCATTTTTGCCATCTTATTTTGATTTTAATAAATGTTCTAAAATTTTATTGTTTAAATTTTCTATACTACCTAGTCTGTGTCCTATTTCACTTCTAAATTGTTGGTCTGAGGTGCTATTAATTTTAACATCACTCTCTATACTAGTAACTTTCTTTTCTAAATCCGTCAATCTATTATCGTGTTTTTTCAAGGTAGCGTTCTGTTGCTTATCAATTAATTTGTGTCCAAGCACACTTCCTCCAGCACCCGTTGCTCCAACTCCTAGTAATGCCATCAATTCTGCCCAATGCTGAGTAAGCCATTCGTTCATTATATTATTTAATAATATCTTGCGCTTCCTCTAAACCTATCTTACCGCTTATGAACATATACATGACACAACCCGCTACGAGCAATCTTATTACTTGCTTGATAAATCTAGGTGTTAGTTTAAATTTACCTTCGCCACCTTCTGTAGACTTAACTTGCTCTACAACTTCTCCCGCTAATGGTATTACAGTTTCAATAATATTAAGTAAACCCTTGATTATCATAATTTTTTTTAACAAAGATAAATAAAAAAAGCCACCCCTTTTAAAGGTGACTTCATAAACCAAAAAAAACAAGAAAAAAAGAAAATTAAATGTATTCTTTACTTTGAATAACAGATGTCATTTCCGTTGGGATTTTATGCCCTAAAACTTTATTTAGTTTATTAATATCACTAAGGAATATTTTTTCCTTATTTAAATATTTTTCTATAATTTCATTTACCTCTTTTATGTTTCTTCGAACATCAAGAACCTCTTCTCTTAATTTATAGTATTTACTTCTCATCTTTTAATTGTTTTGCTTTTAATTCGTACCATCTAGCCTTTTCTAAATCTCTTTCTATTGGCTGATTAGGCTTTATGCCAATTCTCATTCTATACTTAAAAGAAGTCATCTCACAATGCTTAATAAAAGCATCCTTTCCCCAAATATCAATCATCATTTCAAAGGTTTCTTTGCCTCCTACTTTATAGTGATTCGGGTTAATGTAATCGTATTCTTCTTCCATAAAACAATTCTAGTAATAAAAAATATAAAAACAAAGAAAAAGGGATGCAAATTGCACCCCCCTCTCAAAACAAACACACAAAAGTGGTTTATACATTCATACTTGCAATAGCACTTGAGAACGTCCCCCATACAAAAGCATTTGGGTTGTGAATTGGCAATGCAATTCTCTCCGTAGCCTTAACGGTTACCAAATCCTTAATGAAGTTGGCTTCGTTCTGCTCTGCAAAAGAAATTTCCATTCCTTCTCTTTGAGCAAGTGTAGCACCTTGTGCAAAATCACCTATGATAAACTTACCATCAGCAACTGCATTACTCACTACTATTGGAATAACCAATAAAGTAAGTACACCATTTGTGAAGATAACGTAGTTAGCATTAGCATCTTTCCTCAAGAACATTTTGTTATAATCAGAAGAACTGACCATAATTACGTTCGGAGAATACTCTAGAATTTGCGCTTGGTTCTTTGCAGCAACCAAAACATCAAACTCATTTGTGTATGCAGATGCACCAGCACCAAAGAACTGATAAAATTCTCCCGTAGATGCTTCGTTAAAGGCAGCACCTCCTCCAGCAGTCATCAGACCTTGGAGATTAGCACCCGTGCCTCCACCCGTCAACAATTGGGCATCTTCGACATTCATTACCTTAGCTGGTAGTCTTGTAGAAATGTAAGATGACAACTGAGGTACATCGTTTAGCATTTCCTTAGTCAATGTCATGTAAGAACCAATGCTTCTTACGGGCGCATCAACTGCATTCAAGACAAAACTAGACTCTCCATAAGCAGAACCTTCAATTCTCGCAGCAGCATTGTTAGTATAAGAAGTCTCTTGTACGTAACGAACCGTGTTTGAAGATGTAGGTATTGTAGGTAAGAAATCTCTTACTCTAACCGTTCTCGTTGGATCATAGTAGAATCCGCTTAATACAGAGGCTGGTACGGTGTTTCCACTAGCGTTTAAACTAGTTACCATAGTAGCCTTTACATTCAAAGTAGCCTTGCTAGAATTACCTTCTAGGAATGACTTAAATTCTCTATTCTCATTTAAAGCATCACTAAGTTCAGACTTGAAAGATTTGGCTGGGGCATTAGCTAAAGACTTTTGCCTATCCATTTCCATTCCATCAATACGAGTATTAAGTGCTGAAATAGTTTCATCTCTTTTAGCGATCAATTCTCCGACTTCACCTTTCAGTTGTGCCTTAAAATCATCACCCATATTTTTTTCGATTGACTGACCAATTTTTTGATCAATCGTTTGCTCAAGACCATCCTTGATGGCAGTAAGCTTTTGATTAATTTCTTCCATTATAATTTTAACAAAAAGTTATCTAATTCGTCTGCTATTCTTGTGCTTTCGACTGACTCCTTTTTTAGTTCAGATTTCTGAGACTCTAAAAGTATAAGTGAAGATTTTTCACGTAGCATTCTTAATTGAAATTCGATTAAATGAGGATTGTCAAGTTTACGATATATTTTTATCAACTCGTCAAATTCATCTATTAAATTATCAACTGATTTTGTCCCTTTGTACTCGGTTACTTGAGCCATTGGGTTTGCTGCTAATGTCACTAAAGAAAATTCAAATAATTTAATTTCTTTTATGTGATTATAATTACCAACAACTTCTTCTTTTATTGGAATAAATCCAACAGAAAATTCTTTTAATATTCCCTCAGACACCATTGTCTTGACATCTTTGCCTAAAGAACTATTTGATATTTTAGCCTCAATGTATAAACCTTTGTCATCTTCTTTCATTGACAATGGCTTACCAATTGGTTGTTGCATATTATGCTGATAAAGAAATGCTATTCGATCTGAGTTTTCTTGTAGAGTTTTAGCGTAAGCACCTTTTGTGATTACATCATTGTCGGAATCGACATTATTAAACATTGATGCATATCCCTTGATGACTCCCTTATCATCCTCGTCATCCATTTCATCAAAATAATTTCCCTTAAACTTCAGCATAAATTTAAATTTGCACCAAAGATAAATAAAAAAAAGAGCATTCTTTTTAAGAACACTCTTTACACAAATATTTCAAACATAAAATGTAAACAAATCCACCACAAATCCGCCTACAATACAAATCTATAAAACATATCCTAAATAACAACGACAATTCACTATTTCTTTTGCTGGTGCATTAATATCGTGAGGATGTTTCATTAAAACACCATTGACATTAAAAGAATCTTTTAAAGGTATTGCGTTACTCCTTGTGTAGAATGAGGTTGCCTCAAAATGGCTATCCCTTATCCTATCATCTAAAACACCCACCCAATACTTTGCTACGGGTTTTTCTTTAGCAATCTTTTGCATTGCATACAATTCTGCTGATGCTTGAGCAAAACCTAATTCTGTTGCAGAAATAACTTTGGCTCTTGGTCTGTTATTGTGATTTTTTAATTTTTCAAAAATATCTTCTTCAGATTTACCATTTCTTATGACCGTATTAATTTGGTCTCTAGTTGCTTTAACAAATGGATTGCCAATTGTAAACCTAGAAAGTAACACAGAAATCATAAAAGATGTCATTATTAAATTATCCGTAGATACACCACCATACTTATTACTATATCTATCGTCTGTGTATAATCCCACATCCACATAACCGTCTTGCAGTAATTGTTTAAGATCATCATTGTTAATTAATAAATCCCATCCCGAATCAATGCCATTTAACGCTAAAAACAAAGCCACATCATTATATGTCTCATCCAATTGCATTTCAACCTCTAAGGCATACTCCTCAATGTATTTTTGCATTTGGCGTTCTGTATTCAGTAAAAAAGGGATATCACCTAATCCCTCTTTTAAATACATACTCCTTCTCTGTCTAAAATTTTTATTTAAGGTTTGATAATCTAACTCATGATGGCATCTTGAGATGAATGAGTCATAATCCTCGTAAAAATTGGGATAGCACACACTTTACTTATTTATGTAGTCCGAAGTATCACTTAACATCTGTTGAGACGTACCTCCAGCTTCTTTTGGTGTAACACCATCAGAAATTGGAATATAATTAGCCAACATATGTATTTCGTCCATTTCTTTTTGCTCAATTGGTTCGTATTGCATAGCTGCCCTCTTCTCATTTGGTGTGAGCCACCAAGCAAGACTAAGTTGCTTTACAACCTTCTCCATGTCCTCTTGTAATTCGGGAACACTTAAGAAATCAAAATCAATGTAATATTGGCTACCATATGTTGGTGCTAACCACCTATTCAACTCATCTCTTACCGCAATTAATTTAGGAAATACTGCTTGTAGATATAAATACTTTTTAGCCTCACGATAGTTATTAAACGTACTTGCTTGAGTATCATTTAGAAGTATCGAAGGAACTTTGTACACAGATGCTAAATCTTTAATTGATAAATTGTATTGTTCTATCAATGCTAAATCTGCTGCTGGTAATCCCATCTCTAACCACTTGAATTGGTGATTGGTTACCATTATTTCACCAGCATTGTCAACACCACTA